CTTAAACCCGTTGATGATGTTTCTCCTTTCACCAATGGTTTGCTCAAAACTATTCGTCCTGATACTTCTGTTCCTGTGAAACGTTTACCTTATCTTAAGAAAGCTGTTCAATATACGTTTAATTCATTGCCTAATATAATTAAACCTCAAACTTTCAATATGCTTGAAGCTGTTAACTGCCCTTCTGGTTATCACCACATTGAACCAATGCATACTAAAACATCGGCCGGATGGCCTTGGAATGTTATTCTAAAAGATAAGAAAGGTAAAACTGCTTTCCTCACTGAACTCTTAGGTGATGGAAGAAAGCTTCCTACTCCTAAATTGGAAGCTGCTGTGCTCAATCTTGCTCAAGCTCTCCTGGATGATAAAGGTTGGGATTCAATTCCAATCGTCTTTGCTGATTTCATGAAAGATGAACTTCGTCCTAACGCTAAAGTTGATGCTCTGTCAACTCGTATTGTATCCGCTGGCACTGTTGAGCTTCTTACTTTGTGCCGTTGTTTATTTGCTTCTTTCATGGAAAATTTCGTTGCTGGTCATAATTATTCTCATATGGCCGTTGGTGTTAATCCTCATTCAATTGAGTGGACTATTATGTTTGATTATTTGACTCGTAATGATCGAACTGATATTGACCATGTTATTGCTGGTGATGCTGAGAAACTTGATGCATCTACTTCTTCTGAAATACATCTCTTGCTCATTGAAGAGATTGTTGTTTGGTTTACTACTGAATCTCAAGAAGATGTTGAAATTTGTCCAGGTTTGATCTTAACCTTTGCTCAAAGACAAATACTTCGTAAAAGAATCCTAACGAGGATTTTTACAAGCCGTAGTCATATAGCTTTTGATACTCTTTATTCTATGACTCATGGCAATCCCTCTGGAAATTTCTTCACTACAATGATTAATTGTTTAGTGATGTGTGCTGGTTTAACTTATTGTGTTCTTGTTCATATTCTGGAGACTAAGAAAATGGATGTTCCTATTGAATCCATTTTCCAATTAATTGCTTTAAAGATCTTTGGAGATGATCACCTGATGCGTGTGTTCGGATTTCTACGTGAACACATAAACATGGGTGTCATTGCTACCTATATGAAAGATCTTGGTATTACCTATGTTGATTTTATCAAAGGCTCTGTTGATATTATTGATGATGGGAAAGGAAATATAACTGCTGCAAAACCGTTTTACAACATGACTGAAGTTTCCTTTCTTAAACGCAAATTTGTTCCTGAATCGTACGGTCCTGTACGAGCTCCTCTTGATGAACAAATTGT